AACGGAACCGCCTACATCAAGTTCGTGTCGCAAACGCAAGTCAACAAAAGCCTCGACTACATCGAAAGCGCGCCCGACGACGCATTCGGCAACACGCGCAAAGCCCGCAAACAACAAGAAAAGCGCCGCATTCTTGCCGCCGTGCGAGAGGCTGGCGGATGGGCCAACTACAGAAAAAGGCCATTCATGGGGCCGGCCCTCATGGACAACGTCGACCGGCTTCCGAAATTCTGGGCCAACAGCGTTCAGTGACCACCGACCGTAACCCAAACCCCCAAGGAGGGACCGCAAATGAAACTCGGAATCGATTGCAAGCTGTACCGGAACACCGGAACGTACAGTAGCCCGGTGTGGAACGAATGCCCCTACGTCTCCGACGTCACGCTCCCGCTATCCAAGGGCGAAGCCGACACCAGCACCCGGGCGGCAAAGTGGAAAACCCGCAAGGGCACGCTCAAGGACGCGTCCATCGACTTCCAACTCAAGTACGTCCCCGGTGACGCCGACTACGCCGCGCTGCTCGCATCGTACATCGATGGTTCGACGATCGAGTTGCTCGCGCTCGACGGCCCTATCGGAACCACCGGATCGCAGGGGCTGCGGGCGGTGTGTGAAGTGTTCAACTTCCAGCAGGGGCAGGCACTCGAATCGGCGGTGACGTTCGACGTGTCGGCCAAGCCGGCACCGGCGTTCGACAACGCAGGCGCTGCGATCACGCCGACGTGGTTCACAGTCGCCGGCGGGGGTGCATGATGCCGCACACGTTCCAGGATACGGCCGGGCGCGTTTGGTCTGTGTCGATCGGCACCGACACGGTCAAGCGCGTCCGGTCCCTTCTCTCGGTCGACCTCATGGAGTTCGTCGAAGGGACGCTCATGGGGAAACTCATGGCCGACGTCGTCCTGTTCGTCGACGTGCTGTTCGTCATTTGCAAGCCGGAGGCGGACGCTCGGGGCATCACCGACGAGCAGTTCGGTCAGGCCATGAGCGGCGAAGTCCTCCAGGCCGCGGAGGAGGCGATGGCCGAGGGGCTTTTTACTTTTTCCCACCCGTCCCGCCGCGAAGCGGCGCGGACGGCGTGGGAGAAAATGAAGCAACTGCGGACGCGGGCCTGCGAACTGGCGACGATGCGACTGCGGGATCCACGGATCGACCGGATGTTCGAGGAACAACTGGAAACGACCGGCCTCGAATCACCGCGGCCGACGCCTGGAAACTCCTCTGGCAACTCGCCGGGGTCGTCGGCGTAAACCCGGGGCCGCTGACGCTCCGGGAACTGTTCTGGATGGCGGATGGAAGGAGGCGCGACGAGTGGAAACGAACGGCTCGGGTGTGCAGCGTGCTCGCGAACATCCATCGCGACCCCAAATCACACCCGCGACCGTTCACCGATGACGAATTCAACTATTACGCCCCGCCACCGCCGCCAGAGCAGCGGATCACGGCCCCCATTACGGTCCTGAAAAGCATTTTCGTACCCAGGGAATCAACAAGGCCATGTCGTCCTCCGCCATCCGCGCCGGCGCCGCCTACATCGAATTGACGCTCCGCGACCGTGTGTCCAAGCCCCTACACAACGCGTCCGTAGCGCTCAAAGACTTCGGGAACGCCGTCGCGTGGCAGGGGGCCAAGATCGCCGCCATGGGGGCCGCCATCACCGCGCCGCTCGCGGCCATGGCCCATTCGTTCGCGTCCTCCGCCCTGGAGGCGGGCCGGTTCGCCAACAAGCGCGACGCGGCCGCGGTGTTCAACTATGTCAACGCCCTGCAACGGCTCAACAACGCGTTCGGCGAACTGCGGGACGCCGTCGGGTCGGCCGTGCTGCCGCTCATGGCCCGCTGGCCCAATGCGCTGGCCCGGATCGTAACCCAGGCGGCCGCATGGGTCCGGCAAAACCGCGGGCTGGTGCAAAGCATCGCCAAGATCGGGAGTGTTCTGGTCGTCGCCGGCACCGTCATCGGGGTCGTCGGCAAGGGAATCGCCGGCCTTGGCGGCGTGCTCGGGGTGCTCGCCGGCATCGCGTCTACGGTGGCCACGGCGGTCGGCATGCTCGGGAGTGCCATGGCGCTCCTGCTCACGCCGATGGCGCTCGTGATCGGGGCCGCCGTCGCCCTTGGAACAGTGATCCTCCAGCAGACCGGGATCGCCGCTCAGGGCATCCAATGGCTGCAGGACACGTTTACCGAACTGCACGACGAAGCGCTGAAAACGTGGAAGGGAATCGGCGACGCGCTCGCCACCGGCGATATCAGGTTGGCCGCCGAAATCCTCTGGCTCCACATCAAAATGGAATGGCAGAAGGGGGTGAACTTCGTCAACCAACTGTGGATCAGCGCCAAACAATTCTTCGTCAACCTATGGAACGACGCGGTCTTCGGCGTCGCCATGATGTTCACCGACGCGTGGGCCGCGGTCGAAAGCGCGTGGACGGAAACCGTGGCGTTCATGCAACAGGGCTGGCTGACGTTCACCGGCTTCCTGTCAAAAAATCTCAACTGGGCCGTCGGCGAAATGGAAAAGATGTGGGTGAAGTTCCGCAAATGGCTCGGCGAGGACATCGACGTCAATGCCCGCGTCAAGGAAATCGACGACACAACCAAGCGAGCCGGCGAAATCCTCGACCAACAGACCACCGACAAAAAGGCGCAGACGGAAAAACGCCGGCAGGATCGTCGCAAGGACATCGAGTCCACCCGCCGTGGCACCCAGGACGCCCTCGGCGTCGACCTCGTCACCGACCAACAGCGACGACAGGACGAATTCGACCAACAGCGCAAGGCCAGCGAACAGGCGCTCACGAGCGCCAAGAACGATCTAACCAAGGCACGCGACAAAGCCGCCACGCAACGGGCGGACTACGAAAAACGCAATCCGCCGCCGCCCGACCTGCCGGTCGTCCTCGGGAATGAGCAGCAGAAGCTGGAAAGCAAGGGCTCGTTCAACGCGCTGGCCGTTCGCGGACTCGGGGCCGACTCGGTGGCCGAGCGCACGGCCAAGGGCGTCGAACGCGGCGCCGAACTCCTCAAAAACATCGACAACCAAATCCGAAAGGGAGGGGCCGTATTCGTATGAGCGGAACCGCCAGGATCGTCGAAGCGTTCGACTCGGGCCGCGCCACGTCGGCGGACAGCGAAACCGAAGAGCTGCACTACATCGTCACCGGCGAAGACGATGAGTCCGACGTCATTGCCCTGGTCGCGATAACCGCACCGACGACGATCGGCCCGATGGTGCGCATGTCGATCGACGTGACGCCCCTCGGCAATGACGTGTGGGATTGCGTGGTCGCCTACGAAGGCAAACCGGACGAAACGCAATGGACGTTCGAGACGGGCGGGGCCACCGCCCACATCACGCAATCACTCCAGACGATTGCCCGCCACGCGGCCGCCGGCCAGACGGCTCCAAACTTCAACGGGGCCATTGGTGTCAATGGCGACTCGATCGACGGCACGGACATCACTGTCCCCGTCTACAACTTCACCGAGACGCGGAAGATGCTCGCATCCACCGTGACCGGCGCCTACAAACTCGCCCTCTTCAACTGCACGGGCAAAATCAACAACGCCACGTTCAAAGGGTTCGCCGCCGGGGAAGTGCTGTTTCTGGGTGCGAGCGGCTCGAAAACGGGCTCCCAGCATTGGGAAATCGCGTTCAAGTTCGCGGCCAGCCCCAACGTGACCAGCCTGTCTGTGGGAAACATCACCGTCGCCGCCAAAAAGGGGTGGGAATACCTCTGGGTGCGGTTCCGCGACGAAAACGACGGCGCCGCCAACGCGCTCGTCAAGCGCCCGGCCGCGGCCTACGTGGAACGGGTGTACGAGTCCGCCGACTTCTCCACCCTCGGGATCGGCACATGAACGGCGACGCGTTCAAGCGAGCCCGGCCCGGGGAGCGGCTGACCTTCTCAGCCGCGGCCTGGAATGCGTGCCTCGATGCCGCGGATGCCCATCGGCAACGCCCCAACGGCGCCGGCGCCATCCAGCAATTCCGCCAAGCCGATATCGTGCTCGTTCGCAACGGCAGCGGCAACACCG